TTATTAAAATCATCTAAATTGAAATCACCGCCATAATATTTACATATTTCAAAAGCTAATTTTTGCATTGCTGATAAATTTGCTTCTGTTTTTTCTTGCTTTAATGCTACAGCTTCTAGCTCTGCATTTAAATATTTTTTTGCAAGTTCTTGTAAATTATCAACTCTATCTTCTAAACTATCAAAGGTTTCAAGTCGTTCATCTAAATGTTTAAAACAATTTTCTAGTCTGTTTAAATCATCATGAACATGTTGAATAGCTGTACTATTTTCTAAGCTTGCAACTCGGTCTAATAATTTATTAAACTTTTCATAGCTAACATTTTCAATGTGAGTATCAACAATAAATTCCTTGCAATAATCAATGTCATTTTTAAGATTTTTAATTGATTCTTGGTTGGTTTCGCTTCTTTCCTTTATTGATTCTATCCAGGTATCATTGTCTTCTGCTTTACGTTCTGCATTTTCTGCTCGTTCTTGAATATCGTATAAATCATAATACTCCAAGTCTTCCAAACGTCTTTCAATATCGCCTAAATCACTAACTCTTTCCAGATTTTCAACTCTATTGTCTAGATTATTATTTAATTCAGCGAATGTTTGTTTAATATCAGCTAAAAACCAATTTTTAAATGATGTTAACGGACTTGTTAATTTGACAAAATACCATTTCGCTCTGTTGCTTACTTTTATTAATGTTTGCATTTTATGCTCCTTTGTTATTTATTTGTATTGTAAACTACATATAGTTTTTATAAGTTCCCAACATATTTAATATATTTTATATTTTTTTTATTGTTTAAATATTTCAATTTTTTTATATTTCATCACTAGGCAACACGAGCCAAACACGAGAAAAAGAATAAAAAGGAAAACAAAGAAATGAAAGAAAAAATCCATTATGAAAAAGAAATAACTTTCCAACCTTGCAATTTATTTGCTGACAGAAAAACACTAAAAGAAGCCTTCCAGAATTTATACGATTCAACCGAACAAATCAAAGACAACGACATAAAATTATATGTATTAATATCTATCAACGTCCTACACAACACTCTAGCCAATTCACATTATGTATATGAAAGAAAAGAAAAAGATAAATTAAACAACCTACCAAAAACAATTAAAGGAGGGATTAAAAATGGATAAAGATTTAAAAGAATTAGATGATTTATTCAACAAATTATATGAAGATTATCAATCGTTAGTATTTAATTATGGATTGGAATTTAAAGAAAAAGAATTAGAAGAAATAAATATTAAATATGATGTTTTAATGAATAAAATAAAAGGAGAATAAAATGGATAAAAACGAAAGAAAAGAAAAAGTTGAACTAATAGAAGAAGCACTTGCTTTAGAATTAGAAAATCAAAAATTGAAAGAAATAATAAAAGAATATAGGGAAGAAAAGTATTTAAAGTATCATATGGACGATTTAATTGATTCAGCTTGTGAAGAATTAGAAGACATAATAAAATCGGAAGAACTAGATATTAATTGCGATGATATAGACGATACAATCCACGAAATAGCCGACAGCAACATACCAATTTACTATTATGAAATTGCACGATATTGTGCTGTGAACACACACCTATTAACCAACAAATCAGAATTTGCCGAAGATACCGAACCATATAAGCACATTCAATGCAATATTTACGAAGAATTACTTGACGGATTACACACACATTTAAGCAAATTACAAGAGGAGGCATAAGATGAGAAGAATGAGTTTTATGATGCTATGTTCTCACGTTGGAGTTGCACCAAGTATAGCACTAGAAAACGAAGAAATAGTAAAAGCCTTAAAGAAAAGGCAAGATGAAAAAGTAATCAAATTATTAAGAACAAAATTCTAAGGAGGAATAAAATGTTAAATAATCCATACAGAAATAGTTGCACAAATGGAAGAGATTCTTTAGCAAAAGCAATTGAAAGAGTTTGCAGAGAAAAAGATATTGGAAAATACATTGAGAAAAAAGCTGAAAAGAAAACAAAAGGAGAAAAAGATATTGGAAAACAAAAAGAGAAAAAATGAGAATGGGAATAGAAAAGAAAATTTTGATAATGAATATTATGAAAGTTTTGAATGGTTTTGGGATAAAAAAAAGGAGAAATAAATGAGAATGGGAATAGAAAAGAAAATGGAACAACTTAGTAAATGGGAATTAGAATTAATCCTATTAAAACTAGTTGATACAAATAAAGAAATAAATGTAGGCAACAAAACAAGGAATGAAATAAATAAAGCATACGAAAAGGAAATACACGAAATAGTCTAGCTGATGATTCTTCAATAGATGAAATGCCTTCTTCATGGAGGCATACTAGACAAATAAAAGAAAAGGAGAAAGAAATGAAAAAATGTAGTCAATGTCACCAAGAAATAGAAGGAAACGAATACTGGGCAAATTATTACGCTTGTCAATATAGTAATGAAAATATATTATGTGGAGAAGGAGAGTGCTGGGCAGACTGGATGCAAGAAAATACATTTCCACACGAAATTGAGGAGGAGGAATAAGTGAGAACAGAAAAACAAGAGAAAATGCGAAGGTTTAGTGCGAAATTATTTGATATAATGATAGACTATCAATTAGGCTATAAAGCACAAGGAATAATAGAAGAAGTAAGAGATTTCTTACACGAAGAAGAAGACAAAGAAGGAGGAACAAGAAAATGACAAGTAAATGCATACAAAGAATAGTAAGGTGGGCAATTGATACAGATTTGAAAACATTTGCAGAAGATGCCTATGGATTTCCAAGTAAAGGAACAAGCTGGGATAATGCATATTGTAGAGAAAAATTCAGATTGATGCAAAGTGATTTTATTAGGTGGATTGCACAATTAGATAATGGAAACAGAAAAAGATTAATAAAAGCAATAAATAGCAAGGAGATATAAAAATGGAAGAAATAAAAATGCCTATATATTATTTAGAAGATGAAAAAACAAAGGAAAAACATTATGATTATGAAGAAATGGCTGATGAACTAGGAATGAGAATAAAAGAAACATTAAATCGTAATGTAGTAGTGATAATAGAAGAAATAGATGAGGAGGAAGAATAATGGGAATGGACATACACGGATTGAATCCAAAAGAAAATAAGACATATGATGATTTTCCAACATTAAAAAAGATGAGTAAAATAGAGCCAGATGAAAGAATAGAAATACTAGCTAAAGATGATGAACTGAGTGGTAAATATTGGAAAGAAAAGGCTGAGTTTGATAGAGCAAATCCAGGCAATTATTTTAGGAATAGTGCTTGGAGTTGGCGACCTTTGTGGGATTTCTGTTATAACTTTACTGATGGTATAATTTCAGAAGATTTGCACCAAAAAGGACATTATAATGATGGTGCTGGATTAAATGCTGAAGATGCTGAAAAGCTAGGTAAAAAGCTAATGGAACTGATTGGTACTGGAGTAGCAATTGAACACGAAATTGCATACAAAAAGACAATGGAACAAAGAAAAAAAGCAGATAAGAATGATACGACAACCTTTTATCCATTTGATACAATGAATGTTGAGGATTTTGCACGTTTCTGTATTGAATCTGGAGGGTTTGAGATATGGTAGAGATTACACCAGAAATGAGCATAAATATAACACTAACACTTTTATTGTTTTGTTTTGGAATGTGTGTATTTTATATATTTTGGGAAACAAGGGGGAAGAAATGAGTATAGCTAGATGCGATGAATGCGAGACACATTTTGATACGGATTATGAGGAGAGTTTTTGCGACCTATATGATACTTGGCTATGTGTCTATTGTTATGAAAAATTATTTGAAGAAAAGGAGAATAAATGAAAAAAGATATAAATTTTTATAGGAAATGTTTAAAAGAAGAATTAAAAAAACCTTTTTTTAAGCAAGATTATAATTATTTAATAGATTTAGACAAAACTATTAATAATTTAAAAAAGAAGAAAAAATGAAAATATGTAATAAATGTGAAGATGTTCTTATAACTATTGTAGATGGTGTGTTTAGTGGTAGTGAAATATGTCTTACTTGTTTAATAGAGGACGAGGAACAAGAAAATAAAAAGGAGAAAAAATGAACAAGAATATGCATAGACAATGGGGAGAAAAGGATATGCTGTTTTTCTGCCCTAAGAATAGAGTAGTATGGAGCTTTGATAGGCATG